TTGAGGGTGACTCTGACGTGCTCATCCTCAAAGGTCGACAAATCGGCAGCTCAACAGCCGTCTGCGCTTGGATGTTCTGGAAGGCTTACACCTCCACCGAGCCTATCACCCTCGCGACCATGAGCCACAAGTCGTCTTCAGCACGTCACTTGCTCTCCATCATCAAGTCGATGCATGACTCTCTTCCTCCAAAGTTTCAGCGTGCGGTCTCCTCTGACAACGGCACCGAGTTCCGCTTCGGTGACACAGGTGCAGGTGTCATCGCCGTCTCGGCCGAGGGCAAGGGTGGTCTGCGCTCTTTCTCTTGCAATGCTCTCCACATCTCAGAGTTTGCTTTCGCTGAGAATGTCGAAGAGCTAAAAGCAACAGCCATCGCAGCTCTGAACGGTGGTCGACTGGTGATTGAGTCCACTGCAAACCACTGGGGTGACGGTGTTCACAAGGAGTGGATAAAAGCTGAGAAGGGAGAGGCCGACTGGAATCGTCTCTTCTTTCCCTGGTTTGACCATGACGAGTATCGCATCCCTGTGCCCCTTGACGACGAGGGTGAGCCTGTTCCGCTCGCCTGGCGTGAGGACGAGCTCGCTCTTGCCGAGCGTTATGAACTTGATGACGGGCAACTGCTCTGGCGGCGTCAGCGCATTGGCAAGCTAGGGATTGAGAAATTCCGTCGTGAGTTTCCCACCTCACCTGAAGAAGCTTACACGGTCGCAGGTACCACCTACTTTCAGGAGGGTGACTTTGCTGATGTCCAAATTGCAGGTGTCGACAATCATCACTGGACAATCTTTGAGGAGCCTAAAGAAGACGACGCCTATGCAGTTGGTGTCGATGTCTCAGCCGGTGTGGGTCGTGACTGGTCAGTCATTTACGTCTTGAGCAAAAAGCTCTACTCTCCGGTTGCAATCTGGAGGGCAAATGATGTTGACCCCACAACGCTGTCCGAGCATATTATTGACATTGCGACCGAGTATAATAACGCCTTGACACTTGTTGAGAGCAACAACTTTGGTGGTGTCACGCTAAATCAGATGCGTCATGAAGGTTATAATAATCTCTGGAGAGGAGAGGGGGGCAAAGACTGGGTGACAAGTGCTAAAACAAAGTCAGCGGGCTTTGAGCTCCTGCGCAGTAAGATTCAGCGCGGTGAGATGCGAATGCTTGACACGGTCACACACGATGAGCTTCGTGCCATCACGGTGTCTGAGCGTGGAACCATCGAGCTTCCAAGAGAGAATGTGGGTCACTCAGACTCTGCAGTCGCGCTCATGCTTGCAACAGTCTGTCTGGAGCGGGTCAAACTTCCTGAGATACATATTTTTCCAGATTGGCTCAAACAGAGGCGCATAGATAGAATAGTTCTAAACAAAGGGGTCGCTTGCGGGCCAACCCGACGCTACGCATAGGAGATTAATCAATGAATAAGTCTGACATCATCAAGCTCATCAGAATCATCCACTCAGAGCACGAAGAGTATTGGGGACAAAAATCTTCTGAGATGAAAAAATATCGAGACGTCTATGAGTGCCGCTTCTGGAGAAATCTGGAGTATGATGCTTCTATGATTCGTGTCGAGACACCTGACGGTTACGCATACATCGAGGGCTACATTGCCTCGCTCTTCTCTCGAGCACCAGCAGTTGTTCTGGGTAAAGACGTGCAAGCAAACACGGGCAATCCACAAGCTGCTCAGTCTGTTGCTAACCGTTGGCTCTTCCGCAAGAGAGAGCAGATTGAGAATGCCTCTCGTCTGGCCCTCATCTACGATTACAGCGGTCTTAAACTTATTCCCTCAGACAGCTCTTCTATGCTTGACAAGGCTGACATTGTTGCCATTCCTCCTTGGGAGATTATTGTTGACCGCGATGCTGGCTCACCACTCCTTCAGCGTTTCATTGGTCACACTTACTTCTTACCTGTTGAGAATGCTAAGGGCAGATTTGGCGCTCGTAAGTTCACTCCCATTCCGAAGCTTGACTACTTTGACAAGTATGGTCCTTCCAATGCAATGCCTCGTTATGATGGTCAATCTCGGTCATCAATTGACGACTTGCCTGATTCTTACCTCTACATTCAGGTGGTTGAACTTTATGACTTGGTCGCTGACAAAGTCTACTTCTGGTCACCTCAGTGGAAGATGGGTGATGAAGTTTTAGATGTCGCTGAGATTCCGCTCAGAACGAGCGAGAACAAGCCGCTTCCTCCCATTAAGACACTCTACTACGCCCGCATTCCTGACTCTCCGATGGAGGGCATCTCGGCCATGAGCCGTATCTACGACCAGCTCTATGAAAAGAACATTCTTAGAACTTACTGGGCGAACTCTGTTCGTCGTGACTCTCGTCAATACATCTACAAAGAGGGCACAATCGATGAGGAAGCGCTCGCCAAAGTCACTGCAGGTATTGATGGTGCAATGATTGCCGTTGATAATGACACTCTTGACGGTGTCATTCGTGAAGTTCCTGTCACACCTATCTCGTCAAACTTTGACAGATATGCAGCTTATCTTGAAAGCGACCTCCAAAAAGGAAGTGTTATTCAGACTTTTGCTGGAGAACCTACCAAAGCCTCAGCGACTGAGATTACCGCCATCGCATCTTACGCTGCAAGTGAGATGGGCAAGCTTGCTCGTGAACGTGACTCTATGATTGAGGGCATCGTTGAGATTTATCTGCGCTTTGTCGCTCTACTTGCTGAAGAGGGAGATAAAGTTGTGGTGGATGTTGACGGCAAGGGTATGGTGGTCACAGATGCAGACCTCGATGCTCAGTTTAAGATTGTGGCACTTGACCAGGGCAGCCAACCACTTGCAGATGCGCTTAAGAAGCAGAATCTCGTAGCCCTCCTTCCAACTCTGCAGTCGTTGGGTGTTCCTGGCAATGTCTTGCTTGAGGAAGTTGTGCGCTCTTACGAGCTTCCCAGAACATTCCTTGAAGCTGCTCAGGCTGCCATGGAGGCTGCTGCGGCTCCTACAGGTGCCGTTAGAGCACCCACATCAGCCGCAGCACAACGCTTAGAGGCCGGACCCACTGAGCAAGTCAATTCGGCTGCTCAGATTGCTAACAGAATCAATAGAGGATAAAAATGCCATTACATGATTTCCAAGTCTATGCACCTGATGGAACAGCTGTCGAGGGTGCTGTCATAGAAAAGTTTTTTAAGCCCGGTCATGAGATTCCAAAGCGAATCGAGCTGAAGGATGGTCACTGGGGCATTCGACTGGTCTCACTTCCTGCTAAAACAGCAGGTTTGTGGCATGGGGGTTGGACATCGGGGTTGGACAACTGCGGTGTCTATTCAACTGCCTTAGGTCGACAAGTCCCAAACAAGCACGAAGAGGCAAAGATTATGAGAGCCAAGGGTTTTATTCCCGAATCTGACTTGGGACAACACTTTGTGGCAGACACTCAGGAAAAACTTGCAAACAAGTGGGATGCACAAGAAAAGTTGGCAACTGCGTATCAAGAAAATCTTAAGACGATGTCAAAAGAAGATGCGATTGCTAACACATTCACTGCTGAAAACTGTTTGAATGGCACATATGATAGTGTCTACAAGCAAGAGATAACTAAATAACTGAAGTGATAGGTCATACTTACAACACAACCTTTGGAGGAGTTTAGACATGATGAAGAAAGAACCAAAAGTAGAGATTGAGATTGAAATGGGCAACTCGCCCCTCAAAGCTATGGGTGAAGGTGCTGCAGAGGCCGAGGAGGGCATGTTCGAAGAGATGGCTCCTAAAGGCAAGTTCACACCTAAAGGTTTGAACGCTTTAGTCGTGACAACAAACAAAATGTTGCCACTTTTTGGTCAAGAACCCACTTATCCTCAGCTCAAAGAAGCCCTCGGGCAACTTCCGACTGACTTTGTTCGTATTCTTTCCATGTTTGCAGCAGCTGTGGATGATGCAATCGCTTCTGACGTTCTTACTCCTGATATGTCCTTGGATTTTTCAGGCGTTAAAGACGACACTGGGCTTATGATGCTCGCCGGTAAGATGAACAGCATTCTAAAGTCAATGGAGTTCAAGAGATTCCTCAAAGAGCCAAAGCCTGAAGAAGAAGAGATGTCATATGACGAAGAAAAGACTCCAATGCCTGAGATGGCTGAGGAAGCCGCTGACTCGCTCATGATGTCGAGAATGTCGTGATTAAGAAAGTTAAGGGCAAGTTTTACGCCACATCTAAGAAGGGTAGAAAACTATCTAAAAAACCAAAAACTAAGAAAGCCGCACTGAAGCAACTTGCTGCAGTTGAGATTTCTAAAGCAAGGAGAAAGAAAAAATGAAAGTGATGATTCCATGGGCCCGTGTTGGCCTCTTAATCGGAAAACTTGTCAAGTCTGCTCGTGGTGGAATTGACAAAGAGGAAGCCGAGGATTTACTTGGTGACCTTGCAGATATCGCAGCCTATATCGCAATACAATTAACACGTTAAGGAGAAAATAATGTTCGATAACACCGAGACCCCATCAGAGGATACCTCGGTTGCAGAAGCCACAGCAACCGAGACACCCAGTTCAGACGACCTGGACCTCACCATTGACGAACTTATCAGATTAAACTCTGAAGATTACTCAGAATTTACTGATGATGCTCAACATAAAGGCATGAAACCACTTGCACACTGGCTTCAGCATGTTCCGCCTGACGTTAGAAAGCATATCGCAAATCTTAGAGCTGATTATAGTCGCAAGACACAGGCTCTGAGTAATGAGCGTAAAGAGATTGACCGACTTCGTGAAGAAATTGTCAGAACTAAAGCTGGTGTCATTGACGGTCCTATCGCTAAGTTAGTGAAGGAAGTGGACACAGAGACAGAGCATGACCTTTTCGACCCAGAAGGTATGAAATCTGAGATTAAGCGTCAAGCAGCATTAATGCTCCAAGAGATGCTTAAACCTGCACAAGAGCAAGTTCAAGCTGAGCAGAGAAAATTTGCTTTAGAAAGATTTAAAGCAGAAAATCCTGAACTCACTCTTCCAGAGTATAAAGGACCTATCTTAGAGATGCTTCAGACGCGACCTGAGCTCACACTTGAGGATGCATTCTTCATTGTCAAAGCTAAGATTGTTTCACAGAAGGCTGCAGAAGAACGCCAGCAGTATATGGCACAAAAAAATCAAAGAAAAGAGACTGTTGGTAAGATTGGTGGAGGTTCCACTGTCACACCAAAAGGCACTCCAAAGTTTAACTCAGCTTGGGAAGCTTATCAATATCACAAACAAAATACTGATGGTGGTAGACGATAGTCAGAACCAAGTGTATATCTAAAATGTAGGTGCAACCTTTCCCGACCTCATCTGTGACCCGTAAGGATACCACGGAAGAACTGGTGGAGGAGAGTAAATCGGAACCCGGATTGGCCGGATAATCCTCAAATAAAAAAAGTGTTCGATAATCAAAAAAATATTTAGGAGTAAACAATGGCAATTAGTAATGACCTACTCTCCTCGACTCTATACAGCATCAGAGATGGAGAGGTTGACGAACTTTACAAGAAAGTAGCACTTCTCGATGGTATCCGTAAGAACGGTGGCATCGAGACCGAAGATGGTGGTATCAAAATCCAGCGCCCACTCGCTCTTGCTGAGCACAGCACAATCACTCAGCTCGCCACCGGTTACGAGCCCGTTTCACTGGCCGTAAACGACATCCTCCGCCCTGCAGTCTACGACTGGTGCGACTTTACCGCTCCAATCGTTGTCACCAAGAAAGAGGAACTCGAGAAC